GCCAACAACAAATCTTGTTAGTCAAATGTATAACGATTTCCTAGATTATTCAACACACGACAAATGGGATGGTGAGGGTCAATGTCATATGATTTATTCTGGTAGAGATAAGAAAACAGATAAACAGATTGTGATTTCAACTTGGCAATCGTTGTTTAGACTACCAGCACAATACTTTCAACAATTTGGTATGGTAGTTGGTGATGAAGCTCATCTATGTAATGCAACATCATTAAAAGGCATCTTGGAAAAAATGATTAGTTGTCGATATAGATTTGGAACTACTGGAACATTAACTGAATCAAAGACACATCAATTCGTATTAGAAGGATTGTTTGGACAAGTTTATAAGGCTGTTACATCTAAACAGTTGATGAAAGATAAGCATATATCCGAATTAAAGATACAATGTTTGTTGATGCAGTATCCAGATGTTGAAAGAGAGTCAAATAAGAAAGCAACATATAAAGAAGAAATAGATTTTATTGTATCACATACAAAACGAAATAACTTTATCTGCAATCTTGCATTAGATCAGAAGGGCAATACTTTAATTTTATTTAACTATGTAGAAAAACATGGTAAAGTATTAAAAAGGATGATGGAAAAGAAAGCTGTTGGGAGAGATATATTCTTCATAGCTGGTGAAACTGATGTTGATGAGAGAGAGTCTATTCGAGCAGTAACTGAAGATTGTAAAGATGCAGTTATCATAGCATCATCTGGTGTTCTATCAACTGGTGTTAATATAAAGAATTTACAATCATTAATATTTGCACACCCGTACAAGGCCAAGATTAGAAACTTGCAATCCATTGGAAGAATATTGAGATTAGATGATAAGAATAATAAAGCAGTACTATACGATATAGTTGATGACTTACATTGGAAAAAACGAGATAACTATGGGCTTAAACATTGGAAAGAACGAGTAAAAATCTATACAGATGAAAAGTTCGATTATAATTTTAAACAAGTAGATATATAAATAGGAGATACGGAAGTGGGTAAGACATATAGAAAAATGTCAACTGATAAGTTTAAAAGCAAAAAACGACAGAAACGAATTTGGAAAAAGTTTAAAACCAGAAATGAATTAAACGAGGTGGTACAGGAATATGAAAACGAAACGGAAGTGTCCAAATTGTCAGACGAAAACATCCAAACAGATAGCTGAAGGTATTAGTCATCATCAATGGTTTGGTTATTATGAATGTGAAGAATGTAAATGTATTCAGAATTTTCCAATTAATAGACCTGCTGTTATTCAAACCGAGTATTCTGTTGGTTCTACAGTATCAACACCAATAGGAATTAATGCAAAAGACTGGCCAAGACCATGATTGATAAATTTGATAGATTACAAATTAAAATTTATAGAGAAACTGATAATCCTTTACCATCATATAAAAAGGATGGTGATGCTGGTATGGATATTCGCTCTAATGAAGATATTAAGGTTCGTCCATTTAATTGGGAAACAATTTCTACCGGCCTTTACATTATTATACCATACGGGTATGAGGGACAAGTTCGTTCACGTTCTGGATTAGCTGCAAAGTTTGGTTTGCAAGTTTTAAATACACCAGGCACTATTGATTCTGGTTATCGTGACGAACTTAAAATTATAATGATTAACCATAATCATTTTCCATATGAAGTAAAGAAGGGTGATAGAATAGCACAACTAGTTATTAAACAAGTAGAGCAAGCACAGTTAATTGATATTAATAAAGATGAGCATACTGCTGAATCTGAAACTGAAAATCGGGGTGGAGGCCTTGGTTCAACTGGGGTGAAATAATGGCTAATCCAAAACACTATGTAGATAATGAATTGTTTTTTAAGGAAATGAAGAAGTGGAAGCAATGGATTTTGGATGCAAGAGAAGTAGAAGATCCTGATCCACCTAGTACCGAATATATGGCAGAATGTTTTCTCAAGATATCAGAAAACTTGGCATGGCGTCCCAACTTTATTAACTATACTTTTCGTGATGATTTAGTGAGTGATGGTATAGAGAACTGCTTACTTTATGCACATAATTTTAATCCAGAAAAATCTAAGAATCCTTTTTCTTATTTTACACAAATCATTCATCATGCATTTATTCGTAGAATCCAGAAAGAAAAGAAGCAAATGCATTTGAAGTATTTGTATGTGGAACGATCTGGTATCATGCAACAAGTAAGTGTGGCGGGTGAAGACAATCAAAAAACTGTTACTACATATATAGATTACCTACATACACATGAGAAGTATGCTGAATCTCCTTACAAAACACAAAAGAAAAAAAATCAAAAAAAAAATCTTGAAAAATTTATGAGATGAATATTGAGAAACTAATATATCCATTTGCTAAAAGATTTATTGCTGGTAGGGATTTTGACTCTGCCATACCTGTAATCAGTCAACTTATTACTGATGGTTATGATATAACGATTGATTATCTTGGTGAGATTAGTAAAACTGAAGAACAATGCGACAAGGCTTCAGAACAATACATTGATATAATTGAATATTATGCATTAGTTAATTATCCATTAGACATATCTATTAAACCTACTCAATTAGGATTACTGTTAGATAAAGAAAAATGTTATGCACGTTTCAATGAAATTGTACACAGGGCATATCTTCGTGGTATGACAGTACGATTAGATATGGAAGATTCATCTGTTACACAAGATACGATTGACTTAGCAATTAAATTAAGAAAACAATTTCCTAATGTTGGTATTGCACTTCAAGCTAATCTATATAGAACAGAAAAAGATTTAACAGATATGATGGATCAGGGTGTATCTATTAGATTAGTGAAGGGTGCCTATAAAGAACATATTACAAAATCATATAAGAGAAAAGAGATATTACATGATGTATTTTTAAAACAGGCATTGAGATTAATTTCAGATAGATGTCGTTCTTATTATCATTTTAAGAATGATACGACACCAACACCAGCTATAGGTACACATGATGAGAAACTGATAGATGAAGTACTTAGTTATTTAAATCGTTTTAATGTAACAAAAGAAGATTTGATTGTTGAGATGTTATACGGGATACGCCGTGATCTAAGTTCTTCCTTGCATAAGCAGGGGTATTGTGTTAGACTGTATGTTCCATTTGGGGAAGATTGGCTACCATACACTTTACGAAGATTGCGTGAATTTAAAAATTTAAAGTTTATAATTTCTAATATCGTAAAGGAACTATTAAATGGTAAACGATTATAATATAATGATGTTTCAAGAATGTCCTAGATGTAAAAAACACGAACCAGACCATGCATTTACAAATTGTAGTTTTGATGTAACCCGAAATCCTGACGGAAAATCAGTACAAGTTTTTGAATGTACAAGATGTCATCATAAGTGGGAGAAAAGATATAAGTGAAGATAGCTTTAATTACAGATCAACATTTTGGTGGTAAGAGTGATAGCAAATCTTTTAATGATTTCATAGAAAATTTTTATACTAATCAGTTCTTTCCTTACCTAAAAGAAAATAACATAGACACAGTAATAGATTTGGGTGATACCTTTGATCGCCGAAAGTATGTTAATTTTGCTATACTAGATGAAGTGCGTAAATACTATTTTGATATTTTGAGAGAACATCATATAAAATTACATTCTATTGTTGGAAACCACTCTACATACTACCGAAATACAAATATTGTGAATAGCTCTAATCTATTATATGGGCATTATGATAATGTTGTTACTTATCCAGAAGCTACAACTATATCACTTGATGGTACACTTATTGATTTGATCCCTTGGATAAATTCTGAGAACTCTGAATCGACTCTTGAGTTTATTAAAAACTCTAAAGCACAGATTGCATTAGGACATCTGGAAGTAGAAGGATTTGCTATGTATAAAAACTATGTAGCTGATACGGGACTTCAACCAAGTATTTTTAATCGTTATGAGTTTGTTGCATCAGGACATTATCATCACAAGTCTAGTAAGGGCAACATACATTATCTTGGAGCTCCATATGAGATTACTTGGAATGACTATGATGACCCAAAAGGATTTCATATATTTGATACAGAAACAAGAGAGGTAGAGTTTATACAGAACGAGTATCGTTTGTTTGAAAAGATATATTATGATGATGAGAACTGGTCAACAGATTTTAGATCATTAGATACCAGTTATTATAAGAACAAGATTGTCAAATTGATTGTTGAAAACAAAACCAAGATACCTGAGTTTGAAACTTTTCTTGATCGTTTGTATAAGTCAAATCCAATTGATCTAATCATTCTGGAGGACTTATCAGAATATACTGCTAGATATGCAGATGATGAAGGAGAAGATTTAGAGGTGGGTAATACAGCTACATTTCTTAATGAGTATGTGGATAGTATGCCTGTTGATTTTGAGAAGCATGCAGAACGAACTAAAGTTAAAAAATTGTTGCAGGTGATTTATGACGAGGCCTTAAATTCTGACGAATAAATTATGATTCGATTGAAAACTGTTAGATGGAAAAACTTCCTAGCTACAGGTAATAGGTTTATTGAAGTAGAATTAGATCAAGACCCAATGATGCTAATCGTTGGTAAGAATGGTGCTGGTAAATCTACTTTGATTGATGCTATTACCTTTTCTTTGTTTGGAAAGCCATTCAAAAAAGTTAATAAAGGTCAACTAGTCAATTCTGTTAATGAGAGAGATACTCTAACAGAGATTGAATTTTCTGTTGGTACATCTGAATGGAAAGTACGCCGTGGTATTAAACCGAATCTATTGGAGATTTATCACAACGATGTTCTAGTTAATCAAGATGCAAAGTCTATGGACTATCAAAAGTATCTTGAGGAAAAGGTATTGAAGTTAAACTTTAAATCTTTTACACAGATTGTTGTATTGGGTTCTGCTTCGTTTGTTCCGTTCATGCAACTAACAGCTAATGATAGAAGAATTATTATAGAAGATATATTGGATATTGGTATATTCTCTGTAATGAAAAGTTTATTAAAAGATAGATCATTAACATTGAAAGAAGAAATGAATGAATTGGATTATGAGATTAAACTTCTTC